ACAAGATTTCTCTCGACGGGGCGATCGGTATTTACCGGGGGATTTCTTCCCAACTCTCAAGGTGTAGTTGGGCCAAAGAAGTCTGGCAAAACTGGGTCGCGGAACACCTCGCCCTTGTCTCAGACACAGGGACTCTAAACCCTCGCGCGGGGGTGACCCTCCCGCCCGGATTTAACTACCTCTTAGAAGGTCTCGCGTGGCGGATGGATCTCCATTCCAAACCCTCAGACACTAGAAATGATGCATTTATGTTACAACTCGAGGGATGGGCGCGCGCGGTTGCCGCCTCAAAGGCCGCGTGTTTCCGTATCCACCTCGGGTATCAGTCCATCCGGACGATGGATAACCTCGGTCTCGGACCCTCTCCACGCGAACGTGGACGCTGGTGTAACGCCGCCTCGGGTTACGGCATGCCACTTATCGATTGGTACTGTGGACAAGGTGGACTTGACGCGTGGGTAAAAAGTTACCGCCCAAACGAGTGGGAATACCGTCATCAACGGTGCGGGTCGTGGGAGACACCGGACGGAAAGACCAACCTTGAAACCCCGGCCGTGGATTTGCTTCACGCCGTTATCGAAGGCTACAATTGGACACCGGTTTTAAATCTCATGGAGGAATAGAGATGGAAGCTAAAGGTATCAAGGAAACGATGGAACTCCTGTCCCTTTTGGAAGAAGTGGGAGTGGCCCTTCAGAAGGCTAAAGAAGATGGAAAAGTCAACTGGATGGACCTTCCAAAATTCGCCCCCGTGGTCGCCGCAGGGAAGAACGCGATCGAAGGTTCTCACATGGTCGCCGCTGAACTTAAAGACTTGTCGTCAGAAGAAATCTCTTCTTTGATCAACAAGATGACGGCAGTGATTTCTGCACTTGTCGCCGGGATTATGGCGAAGTAATATAATTGGACTTGGATCCCGCGCCCCTTAGGTTTTGTACTTGTAACCTAAGGGGCGTTTTATTTTAGAGTTCTGACTCCATTTCCTTTTCAAGTTCCCGCTTCATCAGTTCAAGACGGGTTCCCAGTTTGGAGTAGTCATGAGTGGACCGAGCTTCCTTGAGGAATTCATAAAGTCTCTGACGACGCTCCTTCATCTTAGCCTTATCGCCTTTACGGATAAGGGCGAGGATAAAATTGACGAGAGCGATAAAGTCAGGGATTGCCCGAACGATTGACACGATCAAGGAAATAATGGCAAGCGCGCCCATGGACTGACTCCTCTATAAATTCTGTTAATTCTCCGATATCGATATTGTACTTCCCTTCAAGGTGGGCGCGAAGCCACGCCAAATGATCCTCGACGAGAGAAACCTCGACAAGTTCCGCGAAGGGTTCACCGTCCCTGTCGCCGCGATTCAAGCTCACGTATCCGTTGTTCATGTTCTTCAACCCTTTTGTGGTACCCAGACGTTCTCTCGACGAGAGTATGAATCTGAATGTTTAGGTTGGAGATTGAATTAGTCATCTCGCGGATATCACCCCTGACCGAAGACACAAACCATAAAATCGCTCCAGAAACTGCAGCGATAAATACTTGGCGGATGATTTCTTCGCGGGGTGTATCCATAGTTTAATCGTAACATGTGGTAGAATTTTCTACAGAGTCGCCACTCAAAAATATCAGGTTTCCGTCTCGTCTTTTGTGGGGGTCCAAGGTGCCCAAAGAAGTTCGAATCGGTGTACTCGGAGACCTTCACGCCCCGTGGGTCCATTGGAAAAGTGTCCGCCGGGCGATCTCTGTCCTCAAGGAACTAAAACCTAACTTGATTGTCCAAGTCGGGGACGCGCGGGACCTTTACAGTTTTGCAAAATTCCCTAGGTCTCATAACGTGATCACACCCTTGGAAGAGTTGAAACGCGGGACAAAGTGTCTCGAAGAAGTCTTCGGGAGTTTACGCGAGGCATGTCCCCGCGCCCGCGTCGTCATGTTGATGGGAAACCACGACATCAGGCCCCACAAGAGAATCGTGGAGTCCGCCCCGGAAAACGAAAGTCTTCTAGGTCTTTTTGACTACTACAAATTTGAAGGTGTGGAGACCATCACGGACGACACATGGTTTTATGGTGGGATGTGTTTCACCCACTGGTGGAGGTCGAAGTTGGGAGACCACGCCTCACATGCCCGGATGTCTGTCATCTGTGGACACTCCCACCGGGGCGGAGTGGTTTACATGCGGGACGGTAAAAGGACGATTTGGGAACTTAACGCGGGACATCTCGCAGACCCTCACACCCCCAACATGAGTTATGCAAAACAAAGGACATTTGCGACTTGGACTCATGGTCTGGGGTGGATCGACTCCCACGGCCCGAGGTTTATACCCCTATGAGACTCAGGGACTACCCGCGCGAAATCACTGTCGGGGACAACACGTGGAGGGTCCGTTTTTGCCGTAGAATTCCGGACCATGGTCCCGAGGTCCTAGGCCTTTGTCACTTCACTGACAAAATCATCTACATAAAACTAGGACAGTCCCCCGAAGAGAGACTGTCCACGTTCTTTCATGAGGTGATCCACGCCTTCACCGAGGAATACGGAATCCACGTCCCACACAAGTTGATCTACAAACTGGAAAAACCTTTGGCGTGGCTCTTCCTCGATAACCTCATTTAGGCGGGACGTGTTTCCCCAGTAGGTGAAGACCCCACGCCGTGGCGAGAAAGATAAGGGCCATCACCCAAAGACTTTCATGGTAGGTCATGATTTCTTTTTCTTTTTGATCCGTTTCTTGGGTTTAGGGGCTTTCTGAAACCACTCCGGTTTCAAGACTTTCCACATGAAGTAAGCTGTGGCGGGGTCTGTTTTAGACTTTTCCACCATTGCTTTAAAAAGAGATTTCATTTGTTCCTCTTTATTCATCTCTCGACTTCCGCCTGAATCAGGTTCCGCAACAATTTGGACACGGTTGTGTCGTTTCGTTTACAGTAACGGCCCAGTTCTGAGAATGTCTTCTCGTCCAAGTTTGTGGCGACCAGACGGGTCAACATCTTCGTCCTTTTCTTGGGGCGGCCAGGTTTTGATTTTCTCTTTTTCATCACATGATCCTTACGATTATACGCCCAATTCGAAGACACCGGGCGTGTCCCAGTCTTCCAAAGGGCGAGGGTTTAGATATGGCAGTGTAGGTCCAGTACGGTGCGGTCTCTGGCTTGGTGTTAACGACCTTTAGAAACTTAAAAACTCCGACTAAATACATTAAAATGTAGGTCATGACAAGGCCTCCCCGATATCTCTCATCTTTTGTCTTAAAGTTTTAACGATATGGGCGTCTGTCTTAGAACCTATCATATAATGAGCCATCGCCGTTGCCTTCTGACCGATCCGGTGAATCCTTTTGACGGCCTGAAGGTTGTCTGACGGTACCCAAGAGAGGTCGTTAAAGACCACATGTCGGGCCGCGTGAAGGGTCACCCCGGTGGAGAATGACCCGATAGTCGCGACGATGACTTTGAGGCGTCCCTCTTGAAAGTGGCGGACACATTCTTGACGTTTTTCCGCAGGGGTCGCCCCCGTGATAAGGGCGACTTTACCCGCGATAGACGTGGCGATTTGGGTGGCGGAGTTAATGTGGTCCGTAAAGACGAGGACGGGTCCACCTTCTTCCTCCAAAATGTTTTTCACATACTCGGCCGTCGTCGCGGCCTTGAGAAGGGCCGACAGGGACTTGGCCGTCGAGTCAGTCTTTTGACCGTTTACGTAGCGGAGGTACTCTGTCTCCAGTCCGGGGTTTCCCCGACGTTAACCCGGACACCCTTTTCCACAAGGTCGGGAAGGTCTGTCAAAACGTCTCTCGCCTTAAACCGGATCATCTTCCCCGCGAGAAGATCCTTAAACTCTGTGAGGCGTGAGGGTTTAAGTCCAAGGAACTTTTCAAAAGACCGGCCTCCGAAAGTTTTCCTCTCAGTCACACAAAAGTAACGACAGAAACTCTGGAACCTTCGACACTCTTCCGGGAGTGGAAGTCCTGAAGTCTTGAAGGGGTTGAGAGAAACCATCCCGATCAGGGTCCAAATATCAGGGACTCTGTTTTTGATAGGTGTCCCTGTCAAAAGAATGAGACGTTCGGGAAGGTTTCTTTTAAGAAGGTTGACGACGGCCTTCGTCCTTCGCGTCGTGGGGGATTTGATCGCGTGTGCCTCCTCAAGAATCCAAAACTTTTGATGGGTCAAACTTTCTGGTTTGACCTTGTGGACTTGGGAGTAGGGGATATACTCCACGTCAATTCCAAACTCTTCAGCCTCATCTCTCCAGACAAGACTAAGAAACTTAGGCCCGAAGACGAGGACACGTTTCACCCCGACACGCCGCGCCGTCTCCAGGGCCATGACCGTCTTCCCACAACCCATCTCAGAACAGTTCATTGAATAGTGGTGGCGTAGGTGGAACTCAACGGCCTTTTGTTGGAAGGGGTAAAGGGTTTTCAATGGGTCATCTCTTCCGCGCGTTTGTGACGTAAAGTTTGCGGCGGTCCCGGACTTCTTTCATACAGGTTTTACACTGATAATTCAGACCGTCTCTCATGTGAGCGTTGCGTCCAAACTCAGACTGAGGTTGGTTCAACTTACACTTTGTACAGGTTTTAAACTTCAGCGTGGCGGTTGTGGTAATCACTTCAACCTCCCCACCAAGTCTTTGACCAAAGACCGAAGCCACATTACTTCAGAATTGTCTGGAGGCATAAAACTGAAAGTCCCCTCGTTAAGGGGTCTTCTCCTCCATTCGTCGGGGTCAAAAGCATAGCCTTCAAGTGGACAAGGCGGGCCAAACATAGAGGATATCTCGGTGTGTTCACGTCCGTAAAGGGTCGCGCCACAAAAGGGACATGTCGGTTCTGGTTTCATTTTAGTTTGTCCAACGCTTCCTCAAGTTCAGTAAACCCGACTTCATGACAATGATATTTGTTATTCTCACGGCATCTAAGTTTCTGCGCCGCCCGTGCTACTTCCAGCAGTGCATCGATGTTGTTGCGCATGGTGGCGATCAAAGCCCCGTCTTCTTTGGAGATCATACTCATGTCATACTCACAGCAACCCAACAGGGAAACTTGATCTGGGCCTGCCAGATCAGGGTTACCGATGCGGTTAAATGTGGACCACGGTCCAGGGGTCGCGGCTTTGCTTAGTGCCTCAATTTGATCGAGTTTGGTTGTCATCTGCTGCCTTTTTCTTTTCCATTCGCCAATGCGCATTGTCCCAGCCACACATGATGGCGTTTGCAAACCATGCGTGCATTGTCCACAGATCCATGTTTGGGAACTGCTCGCAAAATTCTTTTGCCCATCTAAGAGCGTCAGGGTCTGTCACTAAAGGTTTAGTGTCGCTCACCTCGACACCTTCCAGCTTCGTCCGGTTTTGCGGTATTGATACTTCTTAATAAATTCTTCCTGTGCTTCTCTTTCAGTCATTAGTAATGCATGAATTCCCCAATTGTGTTGGTCTGGATGTCTGTACATCCACTCAAAAACCTCGACTTCCTCGACAGGCTCTTGCCAGAGTTGCCAATCGCCCGCGCCAATATAACTGTCATGCGATCCAATTTGACGCCGACCATGCCAATATTTGTCTCTAAAAAAAGGTTGAAACCACTCATCCGGCTCCCAGTGAGGAAGCCTGACCTTAATCTCCCCCGGCTGCTTACCCTTCATCAACTCATCGATTGTCGGCATCATTCAACCCCTGCTGATATTGCTTAGCCTTTCCCTCATCTTTTTTTTTGCACAACCCAATATAGGGTTTGGTCTTCTCGTCTTTTCTCAACCAACATGCATTCACTTGGCGGCAATTTTAAATCTTCAATGCACAGCCTAAGAAATGTTTCGATGTATAAAAGTCGCCGCTCTTGTTGGAGTTTTGTCATTGGCTCAATTATTGACATGCGTCAACCTCCCGACACTTTGACGAGGGTCTTCATATCCGTAAACGTCTGGCCGTGACACTGTGACCAAAACTTACACGGCTTAAAATAGGACATACAGTTCGTCCGGTTCCTCGGGAATTTTTCTTGGGCGGCCGCGACGTCTCCGAGGGACGACTCGACTTTAGTCTGAATCTCTCTCACCGTCTTGGAGTGTTCCGCCATGAGAACGCTGGCCTTTACAGCGGCCGCAGGGATTTCGATTTCGTAACACCGGGAGATTTTTGAGAGGCGTAGGGCGTAATCGTTTAAAGACTCATCCGCCTTCCGAACAACCCTCATCTTAATCGCGGCCCTATAAAGAAGGCCTTTAAACTCACGCATTGAAAGGTTGAAAAACTCGGCCGCAAGTGGGGCGTGGGCCGCATAAAGTGCCATCTGTGGGTCGGTCGGGAGTGTTCCGAGAAGAGAATCGGGGGACCATGACGCGGCCGTCTTCATGTCGACAATGTACCATCCCTCCGGTCCGGCCATAACGGCGTCAAAGATCCCGTAGAAGGTAGGCGTCTCGATAATCTTTTCACACTCAAGAACTGTGAGACCCGAGGCCTCATGAGTTCTTTTGTACGCAGCAAGCATCGCCCATATCATGGCCGCAGTGTTTTCGTCGGGGAGGTTGTAGTCCTGACACGTCTGGAAAACTCGCGCGACGGTGACCCCTTTAAGGTTGTGACGCGTGTCTTCCAAGACTTGATGGAATGCCTTACCAACGTTCAAAGCTTCAGTGTCTGTCTCTGCGTCTGGGTCTGGAGAGAGTTCAACAATCTTCTCATAAAAGTATTTCCGGTTACAACTCATGTAAGTCTTGAATGACGACGGTGACAAACCGCGCGATGGTAGTTTCATCTTAAATGTCCTTTAAAAAAGAAAGGACCGAGGAGACCCCTCGGTCCCGTGGACGGGTAACTATCAGAGTCCAATGCGGTCCATTTCGTCTGCCGTCAAAGATGACAAGGCATCATCAGGGTCGAAACCGTCTCCCTCGGTTGATGACTTTGGTTCGGACCCGTCTTCCGAGATGAAGAGTTCAAAGTCGTGGGCATCCTTACCGGACATCGCACCTTTGGTGAGTTTATTTTTCCCACCGTAGACGACGCGGCAACGTGTCCCCTCTGACAAATATTTTTCGACGAGGTAGTTAAGTTTCCCCGCCGAGTTGAGAACAACTTCTGAATGATCCGGAAGACGGAAGACGTGAATCACGCCAAACTTACCTTGTTCCGTTCCGACAAAAACGCCGTCTTCAACCAACACGTCTCCAGCTGTACATTCTGCATACCGAAAATACTTCCGCGACCCCATCTTCTTCCACATCGTGCCGTTTCCTTTCGTGGCTATTAGTGGTTTGTGAAGGATATTTACCTTAAATAAAATTCAAGAGAAATACTTTTTGTAGCGGGCAAGTTGTTTTTCGGCCCCTTCGGCGACGTATCTTTTACCGCCTCCCCACACCTTGGCATCCATCCGAACTTTACGGGTCTCGCCAAACGCGGACATAACTTGCGTGAAAGCAAGGTTCATAAGAAATTTTATATCTTCAACACACTTTTCTGGTCTTCTTTGATTTATCTCGCAAACTATAGAGTCGTGAACAGTAAAAGCGACATGGATCTTTGCCCGAAAAAGGCTCCTTACGGCATGTCTCATGATAACGGCCCCGTGTCCCTGGATCGGGAAATTACCGACGCTTCTCATGTTGTCATTGTGTGGACCCAACATCCAACCATCCGACAGTTCAAGATGACCGGCCGTCCGGTACTCTTCGATTGTTTTTTTCTTCCACGCGGCATAGTCGGGGTAGGCTTCATAAAATTTGTTGATCAAAGATTGGGCTTCCTTTTCAGTTTTGCCGATTCTTGGGGCGAGACCTTTGGCGGACATGTCATAAGAGACACCTAGGACGATACCTTTACAGAGTTTTCTCTGGTCTTCGTAATCCTTTCGCTCACCATTTTTCGGAACTAGACCAGCGTCCTTGGCAAACGCAAGGTACACATCTCCAGACTCGTAGGCGTTCATCATTTTCTTGTCTTGAGAAATAATGGCCGCGATCAAAAACTCTTGCGACGAATAGTCCACCTCGATAAGAAAACTTCCCGGTGGAGGTTCGACAAAATACCTCATCCACTTGGCTTTGAGAAACATGAACCCCGTGGACGCTGGCTGACTCCGCGAGGTTTGAGACCCGAAGATTCCGAAGTGTGGGCGGACCCTCCCGTCTGATCCGAGGAAGTCCCAAAAAGTCTTTTTGCGTTTCGACCCTTCACGCGGGGGGAGAAACCCATTAAGGGATTGTTTTGTACTTAGATACTCTCGGAAGGCCGCACCGAAAGGGGTTTCCTCGACCGCTTTTTTAAAGTCCCCAAAAGCATCCTTAGAAATTGAAAGTTCGCCCTTGGGTGTCCGCCGCCAAGTCTTAATACCTTTTTCCGCGACAAACTTTTCAACCCATGTTTTGACAGCCTTTTGGTCCATCGACCCATCCGCGCGGAAAGTCCAAACGCCGGAGTCGTTAACTGCTTTGGCGACTTCGGACATGATCTCTTTTGACGCGGCGGCAAACTTTCTCAACTCACTTACGTTAACAGGGTAACCACATCGGACCATATGGGCCGTGTCTATGGAGAAATTACCGCGATTCAAAGCATCCTTAAACCAAGTCCGCCTTTTCCCACACAACTCATAGTGTCTGGAGATCGTCTTGAGAAGGTCATACAGGTAGACAATGTCCGACTCGTTATATTTGAGAATTTCCTTTTTGTGGCGTTCTATTTCTTCGGCGTCTCCCCGGATAATAATTCCTCGGATCCTATCTTTCTCCTCCGTGTCAATTTTGACGCCGATGAGTTTAAAACACGCCGCAGCAAGGGAATACTCTGGCTTGTGGTGTTGTGTGTCTTCATCATCACCGTCTACCACTTCCCACTTATTTGGCGGCGGAGTTGTCTTGATGACCTTGCCACCTATGTACTGCTCGCCATAACTGAGGAAGTGATTGCTGTTGAGAATGTTTCTGTATTCTAGATAAATATCCAGAGCTCTGTGAAACGCGCTTAATTTTAAAGGGCCTTCTTTTAAAAATTTGTAGTCAGAGCCATGTTCTAAATAAGGTTCCAAGGTCAGAATCGCACGCATCTCCGCCTCCAAAACGTAGGAAACAAGAGTGTAGCCCCGTTCTAAACAGCCATAAATTTTGGTAATTAATGCTTGTTTGTTTTCGTAAATTTGATCGCCTTGACCGTGTAACCATGCCGTCCCTTTCTCTACAATCTTCCCGCCTTCGCCTAATCCCCATGCACATGAGACAAGTTTTAGAGCAGGTTCGGCTACGCCCGTGAATTCAAAATCCAAAAACAAAAACTTCATAAGACACCGCCAAAAGGTTTCAGGTCAAAACGTCGGAGGGGGTTTCTGCCACAGGTAAGGACCCGATGGAATTAAGTTCTTCAGGTCTGAACCCAAGGTTCAAATCTTTGGCAGGTTTAAACGTCCACCCACCTGCGGCATTGGCAAATACTTGACCTAGGTTTTTGTTGGAGTCGGCAAAAAAGTCTGTGATAAAATCCGAGACCTCATCAATAGTCATGTTAGCCGACCGCGCCGCCTCTCCCTTCATATTAAACGTCTTCGAGTTAAACTCCTCGCCCAAGTGACAGGCTTTAAGAAACCTTTCGTGGCGGTATCTTTTATACTTGTTCAGACAGACCCTGTTGAACTCAGCGTTTCTGACAACCTTGCGCGAAGAACCTTCGACGTAATTTCTAAGGAGGTAGTCAGCTACCGCGTTAAGGAACTGAGGGTTGTAACTCTGACTATTTTCATCTGACCAGTCTTTGAGTGTTATGATTTGTTTTTCATCCATGTCTCGGATAGTGATTTCGTCGCGACGGAGTTGGGGAGTATTAAACCTCCTGTCCTTAAAAGTGAAATGGACCTTTTTGACGTGGTTGATAGCCGACATGATCGAAACAAATGACCGGATATTCTTTTCAAGGTTTACAAACTTCTGTTCTGCAGCAACGTAATCATTAAGATATGCTTTGATCTTTTCGACGACGCCTTCGGTGATAGGGACTTCATCCAAAAAGAGGTAGGCCTTTTTAAACAGGCCTGAATCAAACCGGGTGTCGCCCATTTTTTGAGTGGTAAGCATCCAGTTGTCTCGGCCGACCAGCCCCCCGATAATTTGCGCCAGTGTCGTTTTCCCCGTCCCCGGGGTGGAAATCATGACAAGGGCCGTCTGGGCTTTGTGATAAAGGCAGTCCCTCATAAATGATTCAATTGTGGTACGGTCTTCGCCTGTCAGACAAAGTTTTTTCATAAACTCGTCATAAAGGTTGAAGGAGGCGGGGACGACTTCGATCGGTTTGGGTTTAACGGTTTCGTCACTTGTCCAAGGCGGGGGCGCCCACTCATTCACGTAAAGCATCCCATCCCGTGACGAAATAAACGGGGACCGGACACTATACTCGACTGTCGCAATCTCTGTATGATCGACGATAAAACTATGTGCGAAGTTCGTTTTTTTGAAGAGAGCCGATAGGGAAGACTTTACTGCCTCACAAGACAGAGTCAGTTTTTGACCTCGACAAACTACGATCGATTTGTCGCCGTGAATGTTTCGGTAAATCTTGGTTTCCCTCAAAGGGAGATCGGCCCCCGCCCCAAATAGACTTTTGGTATCTAGGATCTCGTCCACAATGGCCGCCTCGGCCTCTGCGGTTTCATCTGCTTTGGCTTGGACGAGTCTTTGAGTCAGGTCTGTCGCAACTTCGGCGGCAAACCGGTCCAAGTCCGTCACCCCTCCAGGCTTGGGGTGGCCGAGGGTCAAAAAGAAAAGTTTGGCCGGGTCAGAGATCGGGGCTTTTTGATACTGAAGTTTGTTTAGCCTCAGGGAAAACTGGGGGCCATGATATTTGAGGATTTTGGCAGAAAATGAAGCAACGACAGGGGACACGGGAACCTCCGCTTGGGAAACTCAGATTTTGAAAATACGGCTACCTGACCCGAACTAAACCACAAAAAATTCGGCCCGTGAACAGAAAAATCCGGTCACGGGCCTGTTAGGTAGTCGTTTCTCAACCTGAGTTCAGGCGGAGTAGGACTCTCAAAATATGTCAAAACCCTTCCGTGCAGTCAACATATTTTAAAGGCATTGACCCCCCCCAAAACCAAAGTTATCCACAGGTGTGTACTTTTGGTTACACCATTTCACTATAGTGGAAAACCACTATATCCCCCCTGAAGAAATTGTTCACAAGTTCTGAACAATAGCCCAAGAGCCCCTTTGTTAAGACTACTATGAACAATTGCAAAAAAGTTTATGAGAACATTTTATGCACAAAATTGTGCATAAACCGCCTAAAACTGCATAAAACTGTTTATTTTTTAGTCAAAACCTTACACACGGGGGGTACTATCCTCTCTCCTCAAAAAGAAGAGTAGATAAGAGAGTTTATTTTTATAGTAAAAGTGAAAAGGCGTTTGCAGTGCAGGTTCGGAAGGGGTCTGCCTATTTCTTAGGCAGCAAGTGTGAGACAGAAAAATGGGTCGGGTTTATAAAGTTTTTCTTGCCACCCCGTACCCGTGTCCTTACGATCTTCAGTCATGAGCCACACTCAATTTGTAGCTGGCATTGACCCCGGGCGGTCTGGTGCCGTCGTCGTCATTGACGTGAAGACTGGAAGACCTGTCAGGGTTTACACGTTCGACGCCGTGGGGGTGTATACGGCACTCCACAATTTCAGTGTGTCCTTTGACCTGTCCGAGGTTCCCATTTACATTGAGAAGGTCCATTCCTCCCCACAGATGGGGGTCGTCTCGGCATTTTCCTTTGGAAAAAACTTTGGCGAGATCCTTGGGTACGTCCACGCCTGTGAAGGTCTCCTCACTCAAGTCCCGCCCCAAACTTGGCAGAAGGTCGTCACCGGGGAAGGTGAGACCCCCAAGGAAAGGGCCATGGATTGGGCGCGTCGTGAGGGGGTTCTA